TACGCGCATACGAGCATATTCTCTATGTGCGCAAAGCATGTTAGAATATGTGAAAGCGCAGGAGAAGAACATGGCAAGACGCAAAGAAATTGATTGGTTACTCGTTGAGAAGCTGTGCGAGATACACTGTAAAAAAAGCGAAATATGCCACATCGTTGACGTTACCGACGACACTCTTGACGCTGCTTGTAAACGCGATTGTTTCATGCCTTTTTCGGAGTTCTACGAGAAACACACGGCTTCCGGCAAGATGTCACTACGTCGAGCGCAGCTAAATAAAGCACTTTCCGGCAATGCAGCAATGCAGATATGGCTCGGTAAACAATGGCTTGATCAGAGAGAAAACCCCATGGGTGAAGACGGTCAAGTGAGAACATTTTTCTTCAACTACAAAGAAAGAGAATGACAAAAAAGCGCTATACTTACGAAGAAGCGATCGAGCTTTCGCAGCCTAATTTATGCGGTTTTAGTCCCGATATAATTCCATGGCAGCGTGAAGCAATGGACATTCTCACATACTGGAACTATGAGAAGTCAACTCCTGAGATGTTATTTTCTGGTACGTATGGAAGTGCTAAGACGATTCTTCTTGCTCACCTGATTGTCAAGCACTGCATGAAACACGACAGGGCGAGAGTGTGCATTGCGAGAAAAGGTTTGCCAGATTTAAAGCGAACCCTCTACGCAGAAATATGTGAACACATCGAAGAAGACATGCTTGAAGGTGTTGACTACGAGAGAACGGATACAATAGCAAACATACGCTTTAGAAATAGGAGCGAAATCATTTCCGCTTCATGGTCAGACAAGCGATACAGCAAGTTTAGATCACTTCGCTTATCAGGCCTTGTTATTTCCGAGATCGTAGAGAACACTGAAGAAGACAAAGAAGCTTTCTTGCAGCTAAAAGGAAGAGTCAGACGTATACCGCACATAAAAGAGAACTTCATCCTTGCGGATACAAATCCTGATAGCGAAGACCATTGGGTGTTCAAGTACTGGCTGGCAAGACCCTATAAAAATAGGCCTGTCGTGCTATCCGATCTTCGAGATAATCCCTTTATCGATGATGTGTACAGGCAGCAACTTGAAGAAGACCTTGATGAGCGATCGGCCCGCAGGTATTTGAAAGGTGAATGGTGCGACATCATAACGAAGAGAATCTATTACAACTACGAGAAAGAAACGCACTACAAGAAAAGAAGTTACAAGGTTGATACGTCTCTTCCGATTATGATCTCATTCGACTTCAACATTGCCGCGGGGAAACCCTTGTCAGTAATCGCGCTACAAAGAGACGAGCAGAGACACTGGCACGTTTTCAATGAGGTAGTGGTCGAAGGAATAAGCACAACAGAAGCTTGTCACAAGATCGCGGAGAAAGGCCTTCTCGACTACAAAACCACTATCGAGATACACGGCGACGCTACAGGAAGAGCAAAAGACACGAGAAGCAAGAAGAGTGATTTTGCTTTGATCAAAGAGTTCATGGAAAACTACCGAAGAGAAGAAGATGGGCAGCCGATCGACTACATGATGAAACAACCTCTCTCGAATCCCCCTATAAAAAAGCGTCATAACAAGGTGAACTCGGTTCTCAAGAACCTTCGGGGAGAGGTACGTTTATCAGTCTATAAAGATGCTCCGACAGCCGACGAAGGTTTCAGGTTGACGAAACTGCTCAAAAACCGTTACGAAGAAGATGACACAATCCGAAGTCAACATATAACGACGGCGATCGGTTATGCTATTTGCAGAACAGAGAAACCCGTCAGAGAAAATAAATTCAAAAGACTTTAATGCGTAAAGCAAGCATAACGGAGTTAAAAAGATGACAGAAGAAAAGAGGCATTCACCCGGGCCGAAGGAACTACTCGAATACATCCAAGATCACAGTAAGACGTTCGAAGTAAATGAGACGCTGTTCAACATCTTCGAAGGCGATCTTAAAAAGTATGTTCTCGCCGACCTTAAAGCACAAATATCTGAGCAAAGCTATGGGCAAGCAAAACATCGAGTTCCAAGCGTAAATATATGTGAGAAGCTCGTCGATAAGAAGTCAAGCATATATTCGAATCCCCCTACACGTATTGTCAACAGCGTTAACAAGGAAAAAGATCAAGAGCTTCTTGACTGGTACGTAGAGGAGATGGGATTTAATGCTAAAATGGCAGGAGCAAACAAGTTCTATAATCTGTTCAAGAACACTCTTCTCTTCCCCTACACCCATGAAGGAGAGCCACGCATTCGTGTCGTACCTTCTATGAACTTCCTCCCGTATGGAAAGAACAAGAAAGACCCGACGATTATGGAAGGCCTTATTCTTTTCTCTGGCAAGGATGATGAAGGGAATTCTCTTTACAGCTATTTTTCAGCCGACGAGTTCTTCATCTTCGACAGTAACGGCGAAAAGAGAACAGACTACATGGGAGCGCTTGACAACGAAGCAGGCGAGAACCCTGTCGGAGACATACCGGCGGTATACATCAACGCAAGCGATAACCTTCTAGCTCCAAAACCCGACACCGATCTTGAATCCATGACAAAACTCGTCAATGTCCTTCTGGCAGATCTCAACTTCATAGCTATGTTTACGAGCTTTCCAATACGCTACGGTATAGATGTGGACGACAAAAATCTTGCCTATGCGCCAAATGCGTATTGGTCTTTTGCGTCACACGGAGACGGCGAGAAGAAGCCTGAAGTCGGTACACTATCAGCCGAAGCCGATCTAAATCAGATGCTCCAGACAATCGAAAGTGAACTCGCACTGTGGCTTACTACAAGAGGGATGAAACCTTCCTCTGTTGGTACGCTTTCAGTAGAAAATGCAGCGAGCGGAATAAGCAAGCTCATCGATGAGAGCGACACTACAGAAGACAAAGAGAAGCAAGTCGTCGAATTCGTGAACGCGGAAAAGTCTTTCTGGTGGCTTCTCATGCATCGTATACATCCATATTGGGTGAAGCATGGAATGATCGACACTAAGGCGCTGTTTTCCAATGGAGCTACTGTTGATATCACTTTCGTCGATCAAGTTCCTGTAGTGAGTAGAGGTGATCTAGTGGAAGACCTTAAGAGCGAGATCGATGCAGGATTTACGACAAAGAAAAGAGCGCTAAGAGTCTTAAACCCAGAGATGAGCGAGGAAGACATCGAAGCTCTTCTCAAAGAGATCGAAGAAGAGGACAAGCCTATCGAGGTTAATCCTTTCTTTCCACCCAAGCAGGAAGACGAGGAGATAGACAAAGGTGAGCCGGACGACAACGATTGACATACCTCTTCCCAAAGGGATTAAACCCTCCAAGAGAGAGGCGATTGCACACGCCATTATTGATTACATGGCAGAGCGGAGCAAATCGGATAGCGATATTACTGGCCGATCTTTTCCCGATTACGAGGAAGAATACGCAAGTCGTAAAGGGTCAAGCAAAGTTGATCTATCCCTTTCGAATGAGATGCTCGACAGCATGGATTACAGACATACAAGTCGAAACCTCAGAGTAGGCTATTCAAAAGGCAACTCAGAGCAGGGAAAAGCTGAGGGAAATCACTACGGAACGTACGGAACCCCATCTCCTATAAGCGGAAAAGCAAGACCTTTCATCGGCTTTGTAGGAAAGGAAAGAGAGCAGCTTGTATCTATTATCGCTGCATATGGCGATGTGACAAAAGCCAAGGCGAGAAGCGCTTTGAAAGGAGCAAAGATAAAACCATGACAGTGACGAATGATCTTTCTAGGTTTGCGAAAAAGGTGACCTCCTCTTTTGATCGTATGCAATCAAAGAGAACGTATACGTTCATTGCAAAAGTAGCTATCAAGCTCATACAAGACCACGTTCGAAAAGGGTACGGCATAGAACGTCAAGGTGGAAGTCTTCGTCGCCTCAAAGGTCTTTCAAAGAACTATAAGAGGTGGCGAGCAGGCAAGGGAAGAAAACGTCTCGGCAGATACGCGAAGCCCAGCTTTTCAAACCTCAACATGACAGGGAAGATGATCAACAGTATGGGCATCTTGTCTATCAGTAAAAAGAGAGTGACAATCGGGCCAAGCAAGAAGCGAAGACGAGGCTCGAAGAAAACTAACTGGCAAATCGCGCAGTACCATCACACGGGTAAAGGAGCGCTACCAATTAGGAGATTCAACTATCTATCGAGAAGAGAAATGGACAGGGTAGTCGGTGCCTTCGAGCAGGCATTGACAAATGAATTAAAAAATAGCAGACTTTCAAGGAGACGCTAAAGATGACAGACAAAATTCCGGTCAGTGACCAAAAAACACCAGCCAGTGGCGACCTAGAAGGCAATACTCCGGTGGACGACGGCCAGAAACCCCAAGACAAAGACACAGTAGCCTACGAAACCTATAGAAGGGTAGTAGGCGAGTCAAAGAAAGCTAAGGGTCGAGTTAAAGACCTTGAAACCGAGCTTCAAGCATACAAGGACGCTGAAAAGCGCAAAGAGGAAGAAGACCTCGAAAAACGCGGCGAGTATGACAAGGTAAAAGCATCGCTTCAAGAAGAACTCGACAAAGCTAAAGCAGAGAACAAAGCGCTCAAACAAGAGCACACCGATAACAGAAAGCTCGGAGCATTTCTCTCAAGTCTTGATGGGACGGTTGCAAAAGAATACTGGCCTTTGATCAACATCGATCAAATCGCTGTCGACCCTGATACGAACGAGATCGATGAATTGTCTGTCAAGCGTCTAGTAGATACTTTTAAGTCTACTCATTCGCGGCTAATCGACGGTGTCAAAG